TTGGACCGACTTTCTAAAGTCGAAGCGATTCCGCCCTGTCTTCACAATGATTCCACGTTCGGCATAATCAGAGATTGCCCGCTTCGACACTCCGATCACATCAGCGAGGTCCAGCGCTGTGACGCTACCGTCGTCGACCGGCATTTCATCCTCTTGCGGCTGCTGAACTTCCGTAAACAGCTGCGCTTCGGGTTGGTCGACATGCTTTTTGTGTGTTTTCGCTGCGAAACTGGGGCTTACGCCGAATTTCTCCGCCGCCTGCCTAACTGTGTTGCCCTCATTGATGAAGTCAATCACTTGCTGCCGCAGCTCGTCCGAATAGCCTTTAGCCATCTGATTCCGATTCCATCCAAATGGCGGGGGAATCCCCCTATGATATTTCACACAGGGCGAAATCCCGCAGTCGCGCTCACCCGCTCCGGTCACAGACCGGGGAAAGGACCCAATGGAGGGGGTGGGGTCAGGGGTCGAAGGGTTGACCGGGTCGGTCGGGTGCCCTGCCCTGATCGGCAGCCTATGGCAGCAACTTCTTGATCGCTGCGTCGACACGCTCTTGAAGCAATGGCGCTGCCATACGTTCGAATGCAGCCTTGGTTGATCCCTTGGTCATTTCCACTGGGATAAACACATCCGACCGGGTGTAGCTAATACGACTGCCTGACTTGTTAAGCCGGTGAAAGACGTGTCCGTAAAACTTTGGCACATCCTGTCGGTTCGGAAACTTGCCACCCTTCATAAACGACCCCGCAAAAACCTTGCGCTGTCCGAATGGCTTGGCCGAGACACCCTTGCGGGTTTCCTTCGGCGACAGGTATTTCAGGCGAATGTTACCGCCTCGCGTGACCATATCGTAAGAAAGCTTGCCGGGTCTTGCGACACCGGGATCGCCAATTGCTTTGACGATTGTCTTACGCTGCAAGCCGGTCTGTTTCGTCAGCGCACGAATAACTTGCGTCTTCGCCCTGTTGCCAACCTGATTGACGATACGTGGCAGCACTTTAGGAAAGCGTGTGTTCAGCTGGTTAAGCCTGCTACCAAACAGTGACAGGTGCTTGTCAGCCCAGTGCGCCGTTATCGTTGCCATGAGCAGCCTCTATAGAAAATGGAAAGAGCGCCTCAGGGGCGCTCAATGGTATCGGTGATTGGTAGACATAGCTTACGCACTGGCCCTGAATCGGTGTCTCAAGTTTGAGACTGTCAGGGCGGGGTCCGACCGGCGTACCAACCTCAGAACTTTCGTTCCCGCTGTCTAGGCGTTCTCAGAGGCTCACTACAGGATCATCGGATTATCCGTGAGCAGAATACGCTCACAAAGGTTCGAGGATTGCAAGAGGCATAATTGCTGGCGTCGATCTTCCAAAGAAATCGATATCAACCACCGCGTTACCCTTTCCATCGTGACCGCCTGAAACAATCTCTCCATTGCGCCCGGCAAATATCCCATCACGAATATGAACTTTCATACCTCGCTTGAATACAGCTTGGGGCACCTCATGATCAAAATGACCGCTCTCTGCTTTCTCGTTGAAAGACAATACCTTATCGGCTGAAACGAGGTGAGGATTTTCATAACCTCCAAGTATGCCAGCGACATACTCAAAGCTCAATAATGCAGCCATGGTGTCATTTGAAATGATGCAGCGGGCGAAGATGTAACCAATGAAAATCGGTTCTTTTCTAGGTGGGATAACACGATGACGCTTGCGTATTTCCTTGCCCAATTTCATGGGGACAAGTGTTTCGATATCAGCATCCAATAGAGCGTTACCCACAGCGATTTCACGGCCAGTCATCACTTTCAGCACCAGCCAAGGAGAATCATCACCGGCCCGAATCGCCGCCTTGGCATTTTCAATACGTCTGCGTTTTCTTTCTTCAATGGACTTATCGAGCTTTGCATAGCATCGCGACAGGTCGATATGCGCTGCCTGATCAATCAAACGCTTATCTGCCATCATCATCACCCAATCCCCTCAAAGCAATCTCGAACCCGTTCAATCCTTCCGGCCCACCTGCCGGGAAATAAGCCCATTCGGCATTTCCCGTGTCAGGCAACCAAGGCCACCCGCGCTCAAGGTGAAAAGCCTGCCAAGCCGTCCATTCATCGCTACCGATGCGAACCTGCACGAGAAGATCCTTGATTGCCTGCAAGCGAACAGGGACAAGCGCACCGCGACGGTTCGCAGCACGTTCGAATAATTCATTCACAGCCGGGAAACCTTGCCGTGCCTGCTTTTCGCGAAGAAGGGCCTCAGCCGTAAAGCGTCCGCTATCTGCGAGGTCCCGCTCAAATGCATTCAGTGAGACAGCCTGCGTTGGGCCATTCAGCAAAAGCTCATAGACGCGTGCGCCCCAAATCTTGCCTAGTTGCGGCGCTGGCACCGAACCCGTTTGTTCGACCGGCGCTTTCGCTGGCAGCTTTTCCCAACGCTTTTCTCGAAGATAGACCGCATAGGAGCAAACAACCTTGCGTCCAATGGCCTTTGCGGCCTCGACGTAACGAGCCGCACTATCCGAAGCAGCTAAGCGATCTTCCGGCGAGAGCGTATTCCAGACCCGGAACGCGTCAGGCTCGCTATCCGTGACCGCAGTCGGCCAAGCGTGGAAAGCCTTTTTGAATGCACGCTCAATGGCCTTCCGGTTTTCCCTGCTTTCCTGCTCGCTCTCGCGCTCTCTCTCAGATGATGGTTTATCTGATGGTTCTATGACGGTTCGGGTGACACCATGACACCCGTCGGCGTCGTCAATGTCACCCGTCTCAGCCGCCGTTGTCACGGGTGACACCGTGTCACCGGTGACACCATGACACCCGTCGGCAGCAATATCAGTGTCCGGCAGACCGTGAAGCACGTTCATGTTGAAGTTATATCGGGTCGTTTCACCCGGACGCCCGCTTGCTGTCGAGACAACAATAAGCAGGTTTTCATCAACAAAATCGCGCAAAAGACGCTGCACTGTGCGTTCCGACATATCGGTTTCACGCGCCAATTTGCCTACAGACGGCCAAATGCCGCGCCCGTTATCGTCCGCAAAGTCAGCCAGACGAACCGCAAGCATCTTCCGGCTTGATGAGCCTAACTGTTTTTTGAATATCCGTGACATGACGGCAATACTCATTGTCCCACCCTTAGCCATGCTTCGAAAGCAGCACGCAGATCCCGCCATCGTTCAGCCGCAGCACTGTTTTCGTTCAGTTCTTTTCTGGATTGTATTTTCAGGACCGTGCGCAGCTTTTCCGCCGCCCGCTCCTTCGTCAAAGGCCACTCAAGGCCGTGCCGTTGCTCAAGAAAAGTCTTGAACGCGGCGTCGTCACACTTCATTGCAGCCTCAGCTGCATAATTTTGCGGCTTGCGCTGTCCGCCTTGTTTCGGCCCGCCCTGTCGCATCGCAACAATTGCCCGATCAACCAGTTCGAGCATAAAAGTCACCATGCGTGGTCCACTTACGACGAAATCAATCTCGTCAAATGTTGCGCCGGGATGGAATGTGGCGACCTTATTAAGTTCGCCATGTCGCGTCTTAGCCTCAACGAATGAAACATCGCCCTCGCAGCAAAGCTGCCAGTCAGCACCTTCCAGCGCCGCAAGTTTAGCGCGTATGCGGCGCAAATCAGCAGCGTCAGCACTCATGACGGCACCTGTTCAGAAAGCAGGAGCAATCGCCCTTCGGCATGCTTCAATGCAGCGCCGCGAACGTTTCCGCGAAAGCGCGTCTGATGCATCGCAGCGTAAAAGCAAACGAGGTACTCGCTACCAGCATCGAACTTATGTCGAATACAAGCGCTTTCCAGAACCTGCCGATACTTCAACATGATTGAAATCGGACACGTCAGCAGCACAACGGCGCGCTCTGCGTCGGTCCCGGCATCGTTCATTACGCGAAGAATAGGGAGCATCGTGTCGGTCATGGCACAACCCGCCCATTCGCCTCATGCCCCCATACATCCCAACCCTTTCGCGGGCCGCGAGCGTTAAGCTCAAGCTTCGCAACATCGGGATAAAATTTCTCAATCTGTTCCGCGAAATAAGCAGGCTTTGCAGAGTGCCTTCCCTTTTTCTCGCGATGAACTGTCGGGGGCAACATTTCCGGCAGCGGGCACGCAATGTCGCCCCGGCGACCAATCAACAACAATTCGTGCTGATCGCGCCCCCAGTAACCATTGCCTATATCAACTTTGTCCCAAATCCAGTGATGAACGTATTTGAAGCCGCATGCTTCCATGACACGCAAGGCATCAGGAAGCATCGGATTAGTAGCCCATAGAAACAATACAGCAGGATTTTTGCCGCCTATCAGCTCGACCATTTCCGTTACAATGTCGTCCGTGGTCATGGTCGGATAATGATTTTCGGCGCTCTTTTCGCCGCCCGTCAACTCAGAGTGAACCCGGAATTTCCATGCCGGGTCTGCATAATAAACCGAATAGATACGATCCAATTTGGCTGGCGCAGTTGCTTTTCCCAAATCCGCGATCATCGCCATATTTGTCAGGCGTACAGCATGCTTGACCTTCTGTTGGTGCGTGCGGATTTCCTTGCTTTCGCCCCGAATGCGCTTTTCGTCAGCAAGCGCACCTTCAATGTAGGCGATCTGCGCCAGATCGTTCGGCAGCTTTTTAAGCCGATCCAGTGTCACACCATTATCGAGACGCGTCCCCCGCAGCATGCGAAGTGCCGCGTCGCAAATCTTCTCGCCGCGTTCGGCGTCGCGCTGGATAGACCGCTCGGTTTTGCCTGTCAGTTCCGCCGTTGCAGCGACAAAGCTGCGGCGCTCCTGACGTTCGATCAAGTCGCCAAGTTGGCGGCTTGATTTCCGGTCGCCACCATGTTGCGTTTCCGGATACTTGATCAGGTAAAGCTCTTTGCGCCGGAACGTAAACACGGCGCGATCCGCAGCCGACAATTCCGAACGTGCCAGATTTTCATCAATTTCCCACAACTCTGAATCAAGCTTGCTTTCGTCACGAATAAAGCCGGGAACTTCCAGCCAGCCCAACTGCCGGGCGGCTTCCAGACGGTGGGCACCCGCTGATAGTGCAAATGGCAAAACGCCCTCACCGACGCGAACCGTGATCGGCGTGCGCATACCCAGTTCGGCAAAGGATTGCTTGAGTGCTTCAACCTTGGATGCATCGACCTCGCGCAAACGGTCGCGCACATCGATATCGGTAATCTTGATATGGACAGGTGCATCCATGTCAGCGCCTTTCCGCCAAATAAATGGCTATAAAAAAAGGAGAAGCCGCTGTCAGATTAATGAGGACAGCGACGATGACGGGGATAATGAAGTCGTGCTTAAGCAGGCGCTTGATCATTGCCGCACCGCCTTGAGAGGTTCCAACCCTTCAAGCTTGCGCAACTCGTCAACCAGTTTCCGCACCCGGCGGCGAGGAATGGGACGCCATCGACCGCCGTTTTGCGAGTAATGACAGCGCCAGCCCTGCATGCGTAGCCGGATACCAAAGCGATGCAGATAGCAGTTGAAGTATTCAAAGCTTCCGCTTGCTTCAGGTTCGAATTGCCGGGGAGCGCCATTGTCAGCGATCCATTGATCAACAAGGGTTGAGACAGAAGCCATCATTAAGCCCCCACCTTGCGCAGCAGGTCTTGAAGCGCCCGCATTGCTTCGCGCGCTTCCTTGGCGATGATCTTGCGTTCGCCAGCATCGAGGCGACCATCTGCCAGAGCCGCAAGAACAGCCTGCGAAACGTCCATCGTTTCAGACATGACGCGGTGCGCATCCATTGCCGTCAGCGGCGCGTGATCACCGTCAATCACAGCATTGGCAGCAACCAGTTCATAACCAAGCAGTTCCGCAGCTTGTTTAATGATCGTCGGGGATTTCGCTTTGCGATCAACCTCGATAGCAACATCAAGCGGCATGAAACTGTCGTGATGCTCATCATTGAATGATGCGTACTTGGAAAGCGTCGAAGTACCGACGCGGGTAAATGGCAGAATGCAGCTAATGCCACCCGCCAACGCATAAGCGCCATCGGTTGCAGACTTAAGCGAACGCCGTTCTTGCTCGGAAATAGTGCGCACGAAACACCCCCCTGAAAATTTCAAGGAAAAAAAGACAACAAAGGATTCGATGAAACTCTCAGGCCGTGCCGATACAGCTTAGCCATGAACTCCAAACGGGCGGACCACAGGCCCAACGCTTACGGAAAGATGCAAAAAATGACTTCATGGCAACGCCGCAACATCAGAATTATCTGCCGGGACGCGCCGTCCAGCAGTTTTACGGCGCGCCCCAGTTTCGCCACTGGGGAGGTCAGCAGGCGATCCCGAAATAGGTCGGAAAATGTCATGAGGCCAAATAAGGCCCTCAGGCCAGCTATCGGACAACCACCTCATGGCCGCGTTTAACCGCGAAACAGTGAGGTCGCCGCCTGCTCTAAGCGAAGCGACTTTCTTGCTGTCGCCAAAAACACGACTACTGACAGTCTTGTCCTGCAGTCCGATCGCGTTCTTGTAACCATCGATGAGGATCAAAAGGTGCTCGATTTCCAACATAGGCAGAAAATCGGTTATTTTACCGATAATGTCAATCAACCATTTCGGTTTTCTTATCGATACCCTCAGCGGCGTAAATTCGGTAATATTACCACTATGTTAGCAGAAGTTTTAAACCGCATCCAAAAAAGGCTTGACGTTGTTGGGCTCAAAGAATCTCGCGCTGCGACTATCGCTGGCTTGAGCGATTCAGCGATCCGCAACATGCGCCGGGCTGTTGAAGCCGGTAAGGACAGAGGCACTTCAATCAAGACACTTGAGAAGTTAGCGCCAGTCTTAGGAACAAACGTCACTTGGTTGTTAGAAGGAACCGGCAACGAAGAAGGCTCGGTCGAACCTACGTCAATTTCCGACGTCCCCATGATTTCTTGGATCAGCGCAGGTGAGCTTACTCACCAAGATCCAGTAGGAAGTCTTGATGACCATCCTACTATTCCAGCGGTTAATTTACCCGAGGGAGACTGGATCGCCCTGCGAGTAGACGGCCCTTCGATGAATAAAATCAGCCCGCCAGATTCCATTATTTTCGTGAACATGAAGGACAAGAGGCTAGTCGCAAACGGATGTTATGTCATATGCGATGAAAGTGGAAAGGCGACCTATAAACGATATCGCCCAAACGAAGACCCTCAGTTTCAGCCAGCTTCGTACCAAGAAATCGAACCGCCACATCTTGAAGGGGCGATAAAAGTAATAGGCCGAGTGAAAAGATCAATTATTGACATGTGATAGCATTATTTAGATCAAAAGCCCCGCCAGAGCGGGGTTTTTTTTGACCGAATTTTCAAATTGTATCAATCATATAGGAGCAATTTAGCGATAGCTCCGAAACGAAATATTCGGTATTTTTACCGATACGTATTGCATATCGGTAAAAATACCGATATCTATTTGCTTGCCCCTGAAGGACGGACGCGCAGATTAAGTTTTGAGTTGAAGCGCGCCCGCTCCTGCCAAACCATTGACCAGTGGAGAGCAAGCCATGATTAAGATCAAGCAAAAGACAACTATCCAGCCCGCCCCCAGCTGCCGTGAGAATGTCATCGCTAAGATGGCTGACACCATGCGCGAGCTGGCATTCGCTGGCGACAATGTTTCCCCTGAAACACTTGCACATCACGGTTTCACCCGTGAAGTTGTCGACAAATTCGGCGACCGTGCAGTCGCCCTCGCCCGCCGCCTGTCAGTTCATCAGGTCGTCAGCCATGCATAACGAGATCCGATTTCAAACTGAAGTTGAGGGCGGCTTTCATCTGCCAAAGGCATACAAGTCACACGCCACTCAGCTCGATCATATGGTTGCTGTTGCTACTCTTGTGTGCGGCGCTGCCTGCGCAGCAATCTTGGCTGTCAGCTTATTCGGCTGATCATCCTCAATTGTCCTCATTCGGCACCGATCCAGCGATCCTGCAGTCGATAGCAGATGATGTGCGGCAAGCCGTCCTTCATACGGTTCAAGACCAATGGAGAGAAGTAAGGACTATCGGTTTCACCCCAGAACAAACCTTGGATGCTTTGATTTTCGGGCTTTTGGGTGCCGCAGCCGACCTAATCACACACACCGCCGCGCCGGAAAGGCGCGAAGCCATCCCGCGAATTGCGGCAGAACGACTAATCCAGGCATTCAAGTCAGCCCGTGAGAGGGAGCATCATGGCAACAGTCATACATTTCAGGATCGAGAGGCGCGCCCTCCTTCCGGCCCTAGCGGTTACTAACCGCGTGGTTGAAAAGAAGCCAACCGTCCCAATCTTGGGTAACGTATTGATCCGATGCGAAGAAAGCTACCTGACAGTGTCGGGCACGAACCTTGACGTAGAAGTTAAGGCGCGCGCTGTACAGGGAGGCATTTCGGACTTCCCGGCATTTACCGTGTCTTCCGCCCTGCTGCACAGCGCAGTCAGCAAGCTACCAGACGGCTGTGAGATTGAGTTTGAAGGCGATGACACTGTCATCAATATCAGAGCGGGTCGCTCGAAGCTGCAAGTTCCTGTTTTACCAGCTTCTGACTTTCCGGAGATACCGGGCAACAACTTTCCGCACGGGTTGGTGTTGACCGCAAATGACCTGTCGCGAGCGATTTCAAATGTTGGGTTCGCAGTTTCGACCGAAGAGTCGCGCTACTATCTCAACGGCATATTTATGCATGGCGATGAAGGGAAGCTGCACTTTGTCGCCACCGATGGACACCAGTTCGCGTATTTAAAAATCAAGGCTCCTGATGGCTGCGACGGCATGCCGGGTGTTATCATTCCACGGGGCATCCTTAATCTTCTTTCACACTGCGCGAAAGCAGGTGGCGATACGGTCATCAGCCTGTCGGATCGCAAGATACGCTTTGCGTTTCAGGACGGCGTAACTGTCACTTCAAAACTCGTCGATGGCACCTACCCAGATTATCAGCGCATCATCCCAAGCTGCAATGACAGACTCTACCACGTAGACCGTGAAGCGTTGCTTGAGGCGGTTGGCCGCGTCAGTCTGGTCGTGGGCGAGAAATCCGACGCTATCAAATTCGCGTTTGGCGCGGAGGATGTCCGGCTAGAAATCGAAAACCCGCTGGCTGGTAACATGGAAGATGCGGTGTCGCTCTCGGAAAGCCATCCGGAAGATATCAGTATCGGCCTTAGCTACAAATACTGCACCAACGTACTCAGTGCGATTGGCTCTGAGGAAGTACGGTTCGCGCTCGAAGCGTCGAACAGCCCATGCCTAATTTCGCCCGTGCAGGATCCAGAGGCGGGCGACCCTCCCCTATTCATCATCATGCCAATGCGTTGATAGGAGCGCGGAAATCATGACGACCAAAGCCAAGTCTACCGAGTTGGAAATCCGATACGCAATCGAATACGCCTTACGCAGCGAGACCATAACAGCTGAAGTGTATGATGACTGTGGAGGATCGACGCACCAAACCGTTTATATAACGGCATCTGATCTCGAACCGTTCGTGACGCGAATGCTGCAAGAACTTCAAGTGATCTGAGAGGGCTGCCATGAAAGTCACAGTCGAATGGCACAATACCGATCCCCACACGATCTACGGAAAGCTCGGGGCGCGTCTGGGCAGAAAACCGACTGACAAGGAGGCGTCGGACGAGGTGAAGCGCATATTGCGGGAGGCAAAACAATGACACCTTGGACATGGTTTGCAGGCAATCTTGACGATGATGTCTACGATCTTGCCGAAGCGGACACCCGCGAAAAGGTGATCACAGCCGCTCTTGATGCTCCAACTGGATGGCTAAAGCCCGGCGATCCGTTCTGTATCGTTGAAGCGCGATCCAGCACTGCGAAGAAATATGAAGGATCAGACTTCGTGCCGTTTCTTCGGACGCAGAATGCGGAAATTATTTATTTGGAGGGCGGTGCATCATGATCACCATCGCCCAGCATGTTCAGATAGTTGGTGATTTCCTGCGCTTCATCTCGCCGAAGATTGCAACAAAATTGGCCGTTCAACTTGGCAGGCTCGCCTGTCGAAAGCCTAACAACGGTCCACGTTCCATCCGGCTCTTGCCGTTTGTTGAAGTGAATTTTCGTCATGGCAGTGTCAGTTCGTTGATCTGCCAGACAGATAAGCTCGCGCGTGCGCGTTTCAAGCCATCAAGGAGAGCAAAATAAAATGCAGGCACAGATTTCAGCCACACAGCAAAGAAACCTTGATCACATTCAAGCACCAAGGCTACTTGATGTTAATGACGTGAAACGCCTCACAACACTCGGAAAGACAACGATTTACCAGTATGTGAAAGACGATAAATTCCCCAAGCCACTGCGCTTGGGCGCTAATAAAATTAGATGGCGAGAGGATGAGGTTGTAGGATGGTTGCAATCTCTTCCACGCGCCTGAGAAGCTAACGTTTTGGCCCCAGTAACAGTTCTCCTGCTGGGGCCATCTTTTCAAGCAGCAAATCCGCCCAAAGCTGTGCAAGCTCACGTCTTCGACCGAGGTGCATTGCTCGATTGTACGCAGCCTCAACTTTGTCTTTCGGAACATGCGCGAGCATTAAGTCGATTATCGCCCGATCATTAGGGTAATGCTCGTTCATCACTGTGGAGAATGTCGATCTCCAACCATGCGGCACATGCTTTCCAGACAGATGCGCCCGCTTTAACAGGTAACTCAATGCGTTCTCAGACATGGGTTTAAATCTGTGCCTGACGTTAGGAAATACGTACGGCGCGCCCCATGATTCCTTTTTGATGGCTTCAATGACCTCAACAGCTTGCTTCGACAGCGGAACAAGATGATCCCGACGCTCATCATCCTTATGTACAAGCTTCAGCTTCATACGGGATGCCGGTATGTGCCACACCGGATTTTCTTCATCCATACCCGAGAACTCGGCCCAAGGCGTCGTGATTAGTGTGCCAGGCCGGACTGCGGTTAGGGCAAGCAGCCGCATTGCCAGTTTCGTAACCGGATGAGCTGTTTCAGCCTCAGCTTTAATCAGAACATCGCGAGCATCTTTAAGAGTGATAACAGCCGGCTGCTTTCCTTTGCGCAGCGGAGCCAAGGCACCTTTGACAATATGCGCCGGATCATTGGATGCGCGACCGGATGATATTCCATAGACGAAGACGGCAGAAATTCGCTGCCTAACCCGCTTTGCCGTCTCGACTGCAGTTTTCTCGATCTCACGAAGCAAACGTAGAACTTCAGGTGCCGTCACGTCATCAGGATGTTTGTTCCCGATATGAGGGAAAACTCGCGTTTCCAAGCTCTCTATCACATCATCGGCATGGCGCTTTACCCACATCGTTTTTTGCAGCTCGAACCACTCACGTGCTAAATGCTCGAAGGTAATACCGAGTGTATTGAATGAGGGCTGATTCGGAGACGCTTTTGGATCGCCTCCCCCCTTTACGATTCGACGTTTCTCATCGCGCAAATCACGAGCATCTGACAGTGATAATTCTGGATAAGAGCCAAGAGAAAGCAGATGCTCCTTGCCGTCACGCTGATAACGAAAGCGCCAAAGCTTTGATCCAGAGTTAGAAACCAGAAGAAAAAGCCCCTTCGAGTCGCTTAATTTGTACGGCTTTTCACTAGGCTTGGCTTTTTTGATTTGAACTTCCGTCAGCAT